TTAAAGCCTCTGGTGATATTTCTGGAGTTGCTGGTTCGAGGCGATCGATCGCCTCCGCAAGTGAGGGTGCTGGTGGATCAGGTGTATGTCCTAATACTGGTATACGAACATCGTATTTAGAAAACCGCCAACCAACCGCTACGGAACCTAATTCTACATCTCCGTTATATTGAGCAACATTTGCAGATTTAATTACATAGGGAATACAATCCTTATATGTATAAATTTTTGTAATTACTGGATCACTATCATAAGAGGATTGTGTTTGTTTTGATATAAAATAAATTGAAACATCTGTTGATAATGGTACATCCGCCATATTACCATACACACTATACAATTGAATCCACGATCTAAAGATACTATCAATAAGACTTATATTAGTTTCTGAGAATTGTATATCAAGGTCATTATCAGGATAATTTCTACTTTCCATAAAAGGCCCAACAGGTAATAAACCGTTAATTAATTTACCTCTGTTATCTACAGTTGTAGTTTCTGTTGTGAGATCGATACCAGTTGCTAAAAACATGTAACCATCAAAATACTTTTTAAAGGTTTTGTTTTTTACAAAATCTAAACCGGTTGATTCTCCGGTACCAGGACGAAGGCCTAAACTATTTACACTCGCTTCTGTTACAGAAGCAGGTATATGCTTAATATTAACTAAAAAGAAATTCTGAGAAGCTGGAAAGGTCGAAAAGTTAGTTAGTAGTTCATAGAACTTTTGTCTAAGATCTCTTACATTAGAGCTCTGTAAAGCTGCCATGTAAATATTTAAGACAATTAACCTAATACGGCCCCAGCTAATTTACCAATAGCATTAACAGTACCACGAATAGCAGGATCTCTCCTAAAGAATTGATACGCCATAGTAATGGTTACCGTAGCAACCTCTCCATCCCCAGCCATTGAATAACTAATATCGCCACAGTCTGTTGGAAATACTCCGTGAAGTTTATATGTACGCATTGGTTCGAATTTAGTATTTAATTGAACTAATGTTATTGTACTATTATTATGAAGTATACCATCACCAGTTGTGGTTTCATCATTATAAGTTTCAGTTATCCAATTTTCCATTGCAATGCGAGAGTTCGTCGTCGCGTCACAATAAAAATCAATTGTAAATGCATCACTGGCATTATATGAAACTGTACCGGGAATTCTAAATGTAAACCCGTTATAAGGAACATCCTTTGTCGCAATAGTTTTACCAGGTACAGTGGCAGTCGTAGCATATACTAAGTCATCTTCAGTAAAAACCGGGGTGCCTTTATTGGCGACGTCTAATACGCGGAATTGAAAGTCACGTGCAAAGTCTCTCGTTTGAGCTACCTTATAAAAATCTTGAATTGTTTGTTTAATATCAGCCATGATGTTATAATTATTTAGTGTTTACTTTAATTTATTGTCCAACTATCTCCTGGAAATTAACATCGTTGTTCACCGCGTAAAAGTTAACCAATATAAACTCTGCAGCGCGAACTGGCTTCAAATAGATATCTACTCTTAGCTCATTCTGTTCGATAACACTATTAGGGTTATTTCGGTCATCACAAACAATAAGGTAGTCATATACCCCTTCTGTTTGTTTACAGTTTTCGAACATTGGTGTTAGTGTATTAACAACTTTGGTTCTTGTTAAGAACGTATTAGGTTCAAAGATGAAGAATTTCAATGTCTCTCTTGTTCTTTTCTCTAAATCGAGGAACAATCTACGAACGTTAATTCTATCAAATGCCGTAGGTTTACGTTGTAAAGTCTTTTGACCAAATATAACAATCCCTTCACCGGGGAATTGTGTAACAGGATTAATCGCAATCCTATATAATTGATCTCTTTGACGTTGTGTCGGGCTTACTGCAATATCATTTACACCAGTAACAACACCACGATTAAATCCTGCAGGTGCATACCAAGGTGCATATGAAGCATCGTTTCGTGCGTATATTTTCGCAGCAACTCCAGAGAACGGAATCCATACTTGTTTACCGCTGGCACCGTCGCCGACTTTCGCCCAAGTTCCATAAGTTGTAGCATAGTTACTATTAGCAACACCAAATTGATGTCTTAAAGGCCAATATACATGCTTACTAAAGTTTTTATCTTTATCGTCTAATACTTTGCCGTTATTGCCTTGCACTACTAATGGTCTTAAGACATCAGCAATAAAGATATGATCTTTTCTTGTTTGTGCGGCAAATGATTCAAACTTATTAAAAATAGTTCTGTAATCGTCTCTAATTGCTATTTGAGCAGCGCCTGTCATGTTATCGCTAGTTTGATAAAAACCAGTACCACTCCCGTCAACATCAACGTATTTTGTATCATCATATGCACTAAGAGCTTGATTCTTACCAACTGCCCACACTGTTCCTAATCCAGCTTCAACAGATACGTCGATATCAAATAAATCTACATTAGAAGCAATATTAAATACACGATCTAACTTATCAGGTACACTACCGATGTTCTTCGAATCAGAATTAGTGTTGACGTCTGCATATACACCAATTGAATATAATCCAGCTGTTTGGGAATACATGGTCGCCTCCGCTACAGACGCATCAGGAATAACTTTAGCAGCTATAGCTGCATTTGTATTTGTACCCGTTGCCCTTACAAATTTTGTCGGAGCATCTCCATCTGTTGATGTCCAGTCTCCTAAGTCTTTAGAGATTTTTGGATTAATTAAAATTTTAATATTAGGAGACTTATTATCAAGATCTTCAAGGAAAAATGAATTTCTTTCTCCGCCGTTCTCGTTTTGAATTTTTCTATATGAATTAAGTGATCCAGCATATCCTTCTGCGAGGAAATTAGTTAATTCTAAATCAGTATTAGCAAATGGCGTAATTCTGACTTTAAATAGACCTAATGAAATAGTATCGATAAATTGACCACCGTCAAGATCAAATTTAGATACATTTTCTAAAGTCCTACTAGTACTATCTTTATCACTTGTAGATACTGAACTTAATGGAAAAGAATATCTAGATGTTGGTACTGTTGCATACTCACTAGCGTTCTTATGACCAACACTTGTTATGGTGCGAATAGTCTTAATAGTATCATAATCCGAGGCAGGAGATAAGTTACTGTTATCTGTTAGCCCTACGTAATGACCCTCAAAGCTATTATTAATAGATAATTTAGCTTTATTTAAAACAACAATACCAGATGACGCTATATGAGCTGGTGTTGTATAGTCACTGAGAGCAGTAGTGTCTTCCCATGTAATATTCTCTTCTGCAAGACCTATATACTCCGATCGAGTTAATTCAACATGAAACGGATTTCCAACAATAAAATAGTCATATCCACCAGCGTCCCCAGGTCCCGAACTCGCAGTAGTACCAGTGTTTGTTCCACCAGTCGCAACCGAAGTGTCACCTGCTGAAACGACGGCCGATGCTAAAATAGTATCGTTTGCGATGTTATTTAGTGTAGTTTGGACGGATGTACTGTCAATTGATACTACACCACCCGAAGAAGGATAGTCAGCTTGAGCAGAAACAGATGTGTATTTAATGTTATTATTGGCATCTTTTGATACGATTTCTGCAATAAAGGGTGCGTTATTATTGACTCCGGTACCAATAGCGGTTGCGCCTTTACCAGCAATAACCGTGACTTTCGTCGCTGGTGCTGAGGTAATGTCGACAAGTTGGATGTTGTCTATTAATATTTCATCGTTGAGCCCTGCTGCCGCTAGTCCAGTACCACCATAGACATTCGCAAAAATTTCTATATTTCCGGATGATGATGTCGGTGTAATTTCAGCTTCATATGTTCTCCAGAGTGCCCCAGCTCCTCCTATACCTACCATAGCGTTTAGGGCACTCACTCCTCCCATAACAACTGCACCGTCTCGCGCAGCGGCGGCGTCAGTTTTAAATATCCATTTATAATCAAAAGTAATTTTGTACGTGATGCTGGTTGATATTGCACCACCTACTAATTTATCAAGGCCAAGTTCTGCGTGTGCTAATGATGTTGCACCTGCTGAAATTCTTAAAGTTGTAGTGTGATCAGCGTCGCCACTGTCGTAGTTACCGGTGAGTGTGGTGTTTATGTTACCAGCTGACCAGTTCCCTTCAGTAGCAAAAGAGGTATCATTACCGGTGATCATTTGTACCTGAGTTCCTCCTGCAACGATACTAGAAATTCTTGATGTTGCAACACCACGAACAGGATATACTAAAGCACTATATTGATCAACCAACGTCGCATCACCAGCACCGTACGGTAGTCTAGAAACGAGAATATTCGCGTCGCTCTGAAAAGCTTGTTTTGTGGAATGATAAAAATATCGTTCAGCCGCATTTGTCGGTTTTCCATAAATTTCCTCAAAGTCTGAGAAGGTACCAACGTTAAAAATTTCATCAACGGGACCTTGATTAGAAAAACCAGCAATAAACACATTTGTCCCTGTGGGTGCGGCAGGGCGTTGTGTCATATCAATTTCTCTTATTTCTACACCAGGTGATTGGATTGTTCTTCTACTCATGATAAGTTTAACCTTTACAATTATTTATTGATTTCCAGCTGAATAAAGTAGTTGATTTGTTAAAATAGGCATTATAATATAAATATATGAAGGGAATCATCTTAGCTGGCGGTACTGGGTCACGAGTATATCC